GCCAGTTTGTTTGACTTGTCGCAGCGCCCGTCACGTCAATAGTTTCGCCCGTTTGATCTGTGATGACGGGAGTGCCAAGAGATGTATTTGCCGAACCCTGCGGTGCTGTGCATGTCGGGTCGCCAATCAAGAAGCGCCCCGTCTGCCCCTTGAGGCTCACAAGCCACGCGATCCAGATGTTTGCGTCCTCACGACGCATTTGCGGCAGAGTTACATCGACCTGCCACATCTGCCCAGCGTAGGCGTGAGCCTGACCCGAGAACGTAAACGGGGACATGCTGTAGGCGACAGCGTTTACCGCGGTCAATTCAACCGTGCGAGGCGTGACGTGCGTTGGAAGTGTCAAAGGATATTGAATAGCCATTATGCAAAAGACCTTCCGTAAGAGCCGCCACGCAGCTTGGCATCGGCAACAGCAGACTTCGCGCTCTCTGCGATCTGCGGCATGAGTTGCTTAATCTCGGTGCGGACGGTTTGCTGCACGCCTGTGCTGACGTTGATGTTTTGCACAACGGTCACACCTGAGCCGCCGCCGCCCTGCATTTGCTTTGTCTGCGCAGTAGTCATAATGCGGCCATTTTGCTGCGGTACAAACAGTTCGCGGCCATGCTCGCCAACAACCGTAGGAGATCCAGATTGCACCGTCCCGCCGTGCGCAGCCGCTCCGAAAGCACCGAAGGCCGCGCCCAAGATGCCCCCACCGCCTGCCCCAAACGAACCGACAAGCCTTTGAACCACAAGCACTCGAAACAGTTCTTTAATGATGTCGGCTGCCATAGACTTGAACGCGTCTTTAGCGCTCATCGTGCCGTCAATCATACCCATGAACGCGTCCTCCATGCGGCTCTCAACCATGGCCATCGTGCTTTCAAGGTTGTCAGCATCAAAGCCAAGCTGCTGTAGAGCCGGTGAAGCTGCAATCATTTCGTTCAGCATCCGAACATAGGCGTCGCGTGCGCTTTCGGCCTCATCTGCAATCTTGCGAGTGCCAGAAGCCGCTGCCGCTACGGGATTCAAGATTTTGCTGGCTGCAATAGCGGCTTCGCCATAAGCGTCAACAGTCTCAAAAATGTTGTCCATCATCTCATCAGTAATCTCAACGCCGCTAGCGTAGAGGTCATTGATAAGCTGCGTCTCACGCGCCTCTTTCAATTTGCTGATGCGAATTCTTTCGCGATCTTCGGCAGACATTGCACGCAACCTTGCCTGCTCGCGCATTTCCTCTGTTTCCGCCTGCAATCCAGAAAGACCTTCGACAACAGCCTGACCAGATGCCCTTTGCGAAATAACAGCTCGCAGGTTTGCCTCTGCCGTTGCCAAATCATTTGCTGACTTGGCTGCCGCGTCAGAGTCCTCTCCCATGTTTTGCAAATTGGATGAGTGCCGCATTTGAGCGACGTTGAACGCGTATAGCTCTTTTTCTAGCCCTTCATACTCGCCCGCCAATTCTCTCAACTGGTCAGCGGCTTCAGTCGATACAAACTCAGGGATGTCATAATTGATGATTTTGTTTGCGGCAGAGGCTAGAGACGCTAGACCCTGCGCGCTGCTGACAAGCAATGGCGCAAGATTGATAAGCGCAGATGACAATTCCGCATTGATAACACGCGACATAAGGTCAAGCTGCGTCTGAGCATCCTCAGCGCCTCTAATCAAGTCCTCGTCAATCACAACACCAAGTTGGCGGGCTTCCGCTTGCATCCGCGCCATGCCATCAGCGCCTTCACGCAGAAGGTTCAACATCGGCGCGCCACTGCGGCCAAATAGCTGCGTTGCAATCGCCGTCTTTTCCATAGGAGTCGGCAGCTTGTTTATTTCCTCAGCGATAGCGCCCATTGCGCCATCCAAGCCAAGGTTGATTAGGTCGCGCGCGTTCAAGCCAAGAACTTCCAAGGCGTCCTTTGCCGTGCCGATGCCTTGAGTGGCCTCAGCCAAGCCCTTGCCTAATTTCTCAATGCTGTTGTCTAGAGAGCCTTGAGCGACGCCTGCGCTTTCAGCGGTAACACGCAAAAGCTGCAAGGCGTCAGTCGTGATGCCAATTCTGTCGGCAGTCTTGCCAATCTCGTCGAGCTGTGAGGTTACGCTTTTAACGCTTGCGACAAGAGCGCCCGCAGATAAAGCAGGCAGAAAAGCAGCCACAGACTTTGACAGCGCGCCAAACGCCTTCGATGTCTTGCCCAGACTTTTGTTAGACTGCTTGGAGAAACGCTCAACCCGGCGCTGGTTACGTTCCATTGCCCGTGCGAACTCTTTGTCCTTGGCGGAAAGAATGATGTTCAGCTGCTCTGCACTAATTGCCATCTACTTGCCTCACAAGTTCGCGGTATTGCTCTGAACTCATGGCCTCCGAACCAGCTTTTTTAGGGCTGTGCGCGTCGGTCCAGCCTTGGAAAACAAGCCATGTGTCTTTCGGCAGCATATCACGGATTTCCTCAGGACGTAACCCGATCACAATTCCGTTGGCAATCAGGCCGCGAACATTCAATCGGTCTGGCTTAGGTCCGCCTCGGTCTTTTTTTTTGCGTCATCCATCGCGTCCGGCATAAACGCCACGCCCACGATCGCCTGCGCCACCTGATAAAGACGCATCAGGTCGTCGGGATTGCACTCAGAGACAATCTTGTCCGCCTCGTGGTCCTTATTGCCTGCGCCGACCAAGCCAAGCGCCACGATGTCCCGAACCTCAGTAGATGTCGGCTTTTTGCCGCGCCCAAAGAACCCGTCCCACAAGTCAAAGATGCCTCGGTGCTTGTCCTCAAACCGCTCAATCTCACGATTGCGCAGAACAAACGTATAAGAGGTGCTGCCGATATACTCGACAACACCCCCACGCGGCGCTTCAGCCGTGATGCTCATTAGGCAGCCGTGAACGTGACGACGCCATTGCTTTCGAGGCTGATGCTGTAGGTCACACCGCCTTCAGTCTCGCCGCCGAACTCAAGCGACGTGATGCGGAACCCGCCAGCGTATGTACCAAAGTCAGGCACAACAATTTCAAAGTTGCAGGCGTTGTCCGCAGCCATTGCGACTGTGTTCATGCGCGCTTCTGCCGTGCTGTCCTCAAAGAAACCATCGCCGGAGACAGAGACATTTTTCAGACCTGCCAGCGTTTCAGTCCACAGAGCGCCCCCGGGCGTCGTGCAGTCTGGCGTAGTCACGTCGATGGACGAATTGTTCACCGTCAGAGATTTAGAGTTAAGACCGCAAAGATTTGCAAATGCTTCCGATGCTTCGCCATCGCCGATTTTGACCAGCAGGGCGCGTCCAAGTTGTTTAGCCATGATCGGCCTCCTTTAAGAGCGCTTGCCCACAGCGCGGTATTTAGGCGATTTCTTCAAGCATAGCCTGAAGCGCGATAACAGCCGTGTAGCCACGACCCTCAGCATCTCTTGTAACCGAAAACGTCTGGAATATCAATTCAACCAGCGTGAAGCCTGTGACCGTGACAGCCGTTTCCTGACGGTGCAGCGCAGCCTTAACTGCCTCAATAATCCGAGCCGCCTCGACGCGCCCAGACGCGCTGCGTGAGTTAGCCTCAAGCGATACAGAAACCAACGAGCCTTCTAGCGTGTCGGTGTCAAAGGCAACTGGCGTGATTTCACCAAAGCGCAGATATGGAAACACAACGTCCTGTGGCGGCTCATCGTAGACGCGCGTTGACACAAGGTCGGTCACATCAGAGTTGGCCACCAGAGCGGCGCGCAGGCCTTTCTGCAATGCTAGGACAAAGCCATCAGCCATTGGTTGCCTCCTTGATGCCGCGACGAATAGCAGCCTTCATGCTTTTTTTGAATTTTGGTCCCTGCTGCCGTTGAGCAAGTCGAATGTAAGGCTGCGCTGCGGTTGTGCCGCGATCTCCTTTTTTTCGGCCAAACTCAACCGCTCTTGCTTTGATCTGCGCCTCTTGTGTTGGCGGAGCAGCTTCAACGGAACCGATATATTCATCAGGACGCTTTTCATATTTTGTATGAATCCACCCCTTCAGCTCTCCGCTTGCAACAGGCACAAGGCTGCGCGCCATGCGTGCTGCGGCCTCAGTGTTGCGGCGAATAGATTTAACCATCTGTTTCTCAACAGCCTCAGGCATACGGTCAAACTGCTTCGATAGCTTTTTCGCGCCAGTGA